GCTTCTATATCAGGTCTTACTGTTGGTAAGGGTGGTGGTAGTGTAAGTACAAATACAGCAGTTGGTAATGGTGCGTATGCAAGCAATAGCACAGGTTCTTTTTCTACAATATTTGGTTATTTGGCGGCAAATAAAACCTTATCAGGAACTAACGATGTTTTTGGTGCAAATGCTTTATATCAAAACACAACTGGTAGTTTGAATGTTGCAGTTGGAAATGGTGCTTTAAATTTAAATACAACAGGTTCAAGCAATACGGCTATTGGTAATTTTGCTATGTTGTCAAACACCACCGCATCTAATAACACAGCAGTAGGTTACCAAGCTGGGTATAGTAATACTACTGGATATGAAAACACATTTATTGGTGTTACTGCTGGTTATACCAATACAACAGGACAAGACAATACTTTTGTTGGTCGTTTAGCTGGATATTCAAACACCACAGCTAACAACAACAATGCTTTTGGTAACGCTGCTTTATATACAAACAGCACAGGTACATTTAACGCTGCTTTTGGTTCTATTGCGCTTCAGTTAAATACAACAGGAAGTCAAAATACTGGCATTGGTTATGGCGCTCTTAATTCAAACACCACCGCATCTAATAACACAGCAGTAGGTTATCAGGCTGGGTATGCTGCAACCTCTGGTTATAACACTTTAATTGGTTATCAAGCTGGCTATAATTCTGCATCAAACGGTAATATTTGTATCGGATATTTGTCTGGATACCAAATTACTAGTGGCGGTAATAATGTTATTTTAGGTTCTTATCAAGGAAACTCTGGCGGTCTAGACATCCGTACAGCAAGTAACTACATTGTGTTATCTGATGGTGCTGGTAATCCAAATGCTTATTGTGATAATAATAAGTCTTGGGTTTTAAATTCAGCTGCAGCTAATTCAAATACATTTACTGTAAAGTCAGCCCAAGCTAGTTCATCTTTTTATGTGGCATCAGGAAGTTTTTCTTCAGGAACAGCGTATTTTGGTTACTTTGTTTACAACGGAAGCGCAGTAGGTCAAATTACATCTACTGGTTCAACAACATTATTTACATCTTTATCTGACCAAAGATTAAAAGAAAACATTGTTGATGCTGGTTCAGGTCTTGATAAATTAGCTAATGTAAAAGTTCGCAGTTTTGATTGGAAAACAAATCAAGAAAAAACAGATTTTGGTTTAATTGCACAAGAACTTAATGAAGTTGCACCTGAAGCTGTTGTTGCTGGCGTAGATAAAGAAGATGGTTCTATTGATAAGCCTTGGCAAGTAGATTCTTCTGTTTTAGTGCCAGCAATGATTAAAGCAATTCAAGAACTTAACGCAAAAGTAACTGCTCTCGAAGCACAACTAGGAGCTAAATAATGGAATTAACTAAAGAACAAGAAGTGCAAAAATCTTATGATTCCGCTATGGATTCTGTAAACCTACTTAACGCTGGTAAGCCTGAAGATATGACTGATGAAGATTGGGCTGATTGCAAACAACGCAATATTGACCATTTAAAATTGCAAATTGCTAAAGGTGCAGAGTTTTATGGCGAGCATGATTTAACGCCATTTGAAGAAGCAGTAAAATAATGTTTACTTGGAAAATTCTAGAAGTTTCTGCCAAGGATGGGGTGATTACCCATGCTCGTTATCATGTTACAGCCTTGCAAGATGATAAATCAGTAGAAACTGAGGGTAATTGGTATTTTGACTGCCCTACTTCTAAAGTTCCATTTGAAGAAGTGACAGAAGAAATGGTTGCAGAATGGATTGAAAAAGAAGCAGTAAAAGATGGTCAATGCCATATTACTGCTAGACTACAAGAGCAATTAGAAGCATTACAAGATACTGTAATTCCTCCTTGGCAACCTCAAGTATTTACACCAGGACAATAAAATGACTCAGCCAATTGATATTATTTCTCGTGCTTTAAAAGACATTGGCGCATTAGAGGCAGGAGAGACTCCAACACCGGAAGCTGCTCAAGATGCTTTCGATATGCTTAATGACCTTGTAGACCAATGGTCTAACGAAGATATGATGGTTTTTAACACCACCGAGATTATCTTTCCGTTAATTGCTGGGCAAGTTCAATACACAATTGGGCCTACACCATCAACAGCCAATTATATTGGGGCGCAATTTACAGGTTCTATTTCAGGAAAAATATTAACTGTTACTGGAATTACTAGCGGTGCTGTTGCTCAAGGTCAAACCTTAAAAGGTACAGGAATAATTCCAGGAACTAAAATTGTTCAATTTTTAACTGGTGCTGGTGGTAATGTTAATGAAGTTGGAACTTATGAGTTAAATATCAATTACACAGCTGCAGTAGCATCTACTTTAATCACAGCTTATTATCAAAAACCACTATTTATTGACCAAGCTTATGTTCGTATTAATACAAACAGTAATGGTCAACCAATTATTAATGGTGGTTTAGATTACCCTGTAGCTGTTTTATCGCTTGAAAATTACAACCAAATTGGTTTAAAAACTTTAAATGGCCCTTGGCCTAAAGCTTTGTATTACAACCCAAATGCTGAAACAGGCAATTTATTTGTATGGCCTAATCCAGCACAAGGTGAAATGCATATGTTTTCATCAACCATTTTTAGTAACTATGAAACTTTGTATGACAATATAGTTTTGCCACAGGGTTATTCAATGGCTCTTAGATGGAACTTAGCTGAACGGCTAATGCCGATGTATGGTAAAGCTTCACCAACGCAAATTAGCATGATTAATGCTTATGCAGCTCAATCTAAGTCTACAATTAAACGTAACAATATGCGACCAATAGCTGCTGCAGGTTATCCTGATTCTATGTTAGTTGGCAGAGCAAAAGATGCTGGATGGATTTTAAGCGGTGGATTCTTTAGATAAGGCTAAAAAATGGCAGATTTTGGATTTGTTGGCTCGTCTTATGAAGCTCCATCCATCTATCAAGATGCTCAGGAATGCATAAATTGGTTTCCTGAGGTAGACCCTACAAAAGCACCTGGTTCTAGAGGTGTAGTTGCGCTTTATCCAACACCAGGGCTTACCTCAATTTGTGCTTTATTTCCTCAAGCTGAAGTTAGAGGAATGAGAACATTAAGCGGTGGTCAATTAATGGTTGCTGTATGTGGTTCTTATGTATATGTTTTAAATTCTTTTTTTACACCAACAATTATTGGACAAGTAAACAGCAGTTCAGGTCGTGTAGGAATTTCTGATAATGGACTTAATGTTTACATAGTTGATGGAACTTATCGCTATACTTGGCGGATTTCTAATCCTAGTTCTGCAATTTTTCAAGGAACTATTTCAGGAACAACGTTAACGATTACTCGTGTAATTAGCGGAACTATTGCTGCTAATCAAGCTTTATTTGGAATAGGTATTCCTCAAGAAACTGTTATTGTTTCAGGTTCAGGAACTACGTGGACTTTAAATCAAAGTGCTTCTATTGCAACAGCAGAGCAAATGAATTCTGCAAATGTAGCTGCGGTTCTTACTGCATCTATGTCAGGAACAACCCTAACAGTAACTGCTATTGGTGCTAGTCAAACTCTGTATCCTGGACAAACAATTGCAGGTACAGGAGTTACAGCAAATACTATTATTACTGCATTAGGTTCAGGAACAGTATTAAGTGCAACAATCGCAACTGCTGGTACAGGGTATGCTGTAAACGACACAATTACTGTTTTGGGCGGTGTTTATGGTGCTAGTCCTGCTACTTATACAGTTTCAGCTATTACATCTGGGGTTGGCACTTTAGGAACAATTACTCCTGGCTCAAGCTATACAAATGGAACGTATACTGGAGTTCAATTAACCTATGTAAGCGGAGCAACAGCTACAACTTATCCAACTGCAAATATTGTAGTTTCAGGAGGAGCTGTAACTTCTGTAACTTTAGCAAGTCCAGGAACAGGGTTTACCAATACAGGAACAGTTTTATCTGCAACAGCAGCTTCTATTGGAGGTACAGGTTCAGGATTTAGTATTCCTGTAACTCTTTTAGCACCAGGTACTCCTACAGCTATTACACAGACCTTTTCTGGTTCTTATACTTCTAATCCTGTTAATCCTGCATCTACTTCAACATCAGGTTCAGGTTTAGGGTTAACCCTTAATTTAACGTTTGGCACAGGAACTGGTGGCACAGGTAATTATGTAATTAACAACAGTCAAACAGTTGGTTCTGAAACTATGTATGCCCTTAACTGGAGTGTATTGCCTTCTTCAGATGGTGCTTTTCAAGGTGGAACAATAGTAGATATTGTTGATAATTACTTTGTTTATAACGACCCAAATACGCAAAAATGGGCAGCTTCTAATCTTTTAAGCCCTATTACTTATGGTTTAAGCTTTGCAAGCAAGTTTACTGGCCCAGATAATCTTATTTCTTTAGTTTGCGACCACGGACAAGTTTATTTATTAGGAGAAAAAACCTCAGAAGTTTGGGCAGATACAGGAACTTTTCCATTTCCATTTCAAAGAATCCCTGGAAGTTCTAGCGAGCATGGTATTTCTGCTCCATTTTCAATATCAAGATTAGGGAATTCATTTGCTTATTTAGCTAAAAACAATCGTGGACAAGCTGAAATTGTTCAAATGAACGGATATTTTCCACAAAGAATATCAACTCATGCTGTAGAAAATACTCTTGTAGATCAATATATCAATGATGCTGTAGCCTATACTTATCAGTTAGAAGGTCATGAAGTTTATGTAATTTCATTTCCTAGCCTTGATTTAACTTGGGCTTTTGACTTTACAACGCAAATGTGGCACAAATGGCTTTGGGTTGATGACAATAATGTATTTCATCGCCATCGTTCTAATTGTTCTGCATTTTTTCAAGGTTATGTATTAGTTGGTGATTGGCAAAATGGTCAAATTTATCAATTAGACCCTACAAACTATACTGATAATGGTCAAAATATTCGCAGAATACGCAGAGCACCGCATTTAGTTTCTGACTTTCAAAGGCAATATTTTGATGAATTGCAGATTCAATTTCAGCCAGGTGTAGGAACAACAGGGCTTTCAAATCAAGAAGGACAATTTATCAATTCTCCTTTAATCATTATGTCTGACCAAACTTTGTCAATTACACCTCTTGAAGAATTAACTATTGGTTTAAATAGTCAAATTAACGTAAATACACCAACCAACAATCCTCAAGCAATGCTTCGTTGGTCTAATGATGGGGGTTCTACTTGGTCTAACGAACATTGGACTAGCATAGGCGCAGAAGGAAAATACAAAAATCGTATTATTTGGCGCAGATTAGGATGGTCTAGAGATAGAATTTTTGAAGTAACAGTTACAGACCCTATTAAAGCAGTTATTGTATCTGCCAACCTTAAAGCTTCTCAAGGGGAAAATTAATGGCTACAAATCAAATATGGGGGCCAAGTCAAGATAATCCTTATCCTCAAACAGAGTTTTTGGATGAAACTACCAAAAGACCATCTAGGGCTTGGCAGCAATATTTGCTTAATTTAGTCAATTTTAATAAAACAAACGTTTCCGCAAGCAAAGGTTCTGCTGTTTTACCCACAAATCCTGTTGGATTTATTGAAATTACAGTAAACGGAAAAATTCAAAAAATACCTTATTACAATGTCTAATTTTGAACAACAATTTAAAGATGTAGAAGGTCAATGGGCTTTTGACCCTCAAACCAAGCATAATTTTTCAGATGGCTTATATGCCAAGGAAATGAGTATGCCTGCTGGTCATATTGCTTATTCTCATTCGCATCCTTATTCTCACTTAAGTATTCTTGCAAAAGGTCGTGTAATTCTTAAGACCGAGGAATATAATAAGGAATATATTGCTCCGGCTTGCATTAATATTGAGGCAAATACTTATCATCAAATTGAGTCTTTAGAAGATTGTGTTTGGTTTTGTATTCATGCAACAGAAGAAAAAGACTGTAGCAAAATTGATGAGGTTTTGATTGGAAAATAGCCCTATTAAACTGATTTCTCAAGGTGCAAATGTAGCCCCTCTTTATTGGGCTATTTTGCAACATCCTGAATTATGGAATCAAAATAATGCTAGAACCAAGGATGAATCTAGTCCTCATTATGATTTAGATGATATTTGGCCTCGGTTTGGTGAGGCTGAATATGCTAAAAATGGTCAACCTCATGATTCTAAATGGTATGAATCTGCTGATATTTTAGGTATAAAACCATTTGTTTATGACCTTTTTAGGGCTGTAGAAGGTGTTGAATTAGGCGGTGTTTTGATTACTAGAATATCTGCTGGTAAAGAATGCAAGCCTCATATAGACCCAGGTTGGCACGCAAGAAGATATGAAAAGTTTGGAGTGCAAATTACTAGCGCACCAGGTCAAAAGTTTTGTTTTGATAATGCAGAATTAGAAACCAAACCAGGGGATGTATTTTGGTTTGATAATCAGTTTAATCATTGGGTTACTAATCCAACACAATATGAACGCATCACAATGATTGTGTGCATTCGCAGAGATAAGGAGCAATAATATGCCATGGGGAGCAGCAGCAGTCGCAGCAGCGACAGTAGCAGGGGCTTATATAGCATCAGATGCACAACAAGGTGCAGCCAATACGCAAGCAGATGCAGCTAGAGCACAGCAATCTAATTTATTAGGTGCTGGAGCAAGTGCATCTAAACAATTTGACCCTTATTCAGCAGCAGGAACTACTGCTTTAAGCAATCTTGCTGCTAATAATGCTTATTTTAACAATCAATTTAGTAATGCCGATTTAAATGCTCAATTAGCCCCTAATTATGCTTTTCAATTAGGCCAAGGTCAGCAAGCCAATATGATGGCTAGTAATGCAACTGGTGGAGCTGTAAGCGGAAATACTTTGAAATCTTTACAAGACTATACCCAAGGATATGCTGGTACTGCTTATCAAAATGCATTTAATAATTATCAAGTTCAAAGAGGCAATATTTATGCAACAAATATGGGCCAAGCAAATTTAGGGCTTGCTGGTGCTACTGGTTCTGCAAATGCCCAACTTGGTACAGCAACTAATGTTGCAAATCTTGGTATTGGAGCAGCTAATGCACAAGCTGCTAGTCAAATTGCTCAAGGCAATATTTATGGTGGGGCTGTTAATACTTTAGGAAATCTTGGCTATATAAGTGCCCAAAATCAAATGAATCAGCCTTTTAATGCTAATGAAGTTGCTTTAGGTGGTTCAGGTGGTGGTGGTTCATTTACACCTATTGCTGGCAATTCATTTACATTAAATCCAGCTTAAGGAATAAATTATGGCAATTAGCACAAGCGGAGTTTCAGTTCCTCAATTAGGTCAAACTATTGACCCAAGTATTTATGGCAATAAACAAGCTCCACAAGGAATGACTTTAGCGGATTTAGTGAATGTAAGTCGTGGAAATGTTGCATTGCAAAAAGAAAAAGCATTATTAGAACCTTCGATTCAACAAGGTGAAGCACAAGCTCGTCAAGCTACAGCACAAGCAGATACAACTCAATTAGAAAATAATCTTAAACACGCTACTGTTGCAACGCAAAATATTCAACAGTTGATGAACAAGCCTGATTTAAAAGACAGCGACATTGTTGATATGGTTAAAAGAACTGCTGATACTCATGGTGGTAATGCTCAATCAGCTCAACAAGCTTTGATGGGATTGCCTGTAGGCGGTACTCAAGCACAATTAAAAGCTTGGCTTGCTCAAAAATTAGCTGTCAGCACAGGCGCATTAGCTCAATTTGAAAAGCTTTACCCATCCACTCAATCTACCAATATTGGTGGTCAAATTGTTCCAATTACCCAAGGAAATCCTTTGGTATCTGCACAGCCCCCTGGTCAGCAAGCTGGCCCTGGAGTTTCTACAAGTATTGCTCCACAAGTATTTGCAAGCCCAATTACAGGTCAGCCAACTATTATTGGTGGTGGTGGCGGTGGGGGCGGTGCTGTTGTTCCTCAAGGCGGTGGCGGTCAAGTTGGTGCTCAACCTGTTGGCGGTGGTCAAGTTGGTGGTGCAACTGGTGGCAGTCAAGCAACAGCAGGAAATCAGCTTGTTCAAGGGCCAAATGAGTCCCCTGCAAACTTTAATGCTCGAGTTCAGGCAACTCAAGGTGCTTTTGCTAAAGCTCAAGATCAGTTTAATAATGTCAATAGTGAATTTGGTCATATTCCGACTATTAAACAAATCAATGAAAATATCATGACTGCATTAAAAGACCCTAATGTTAATACTGGTGCAGTAGCTAATTACTTAGCTGGTAAAACTGATAAAGGAAGCTTAAGCCCTACAGAACAAACCCTTGCTAAATATTTAGAACAAAGAATACAAAGATTGACACCTAAATCTGATGCAGATGCTGCAAGTAAAAAAGCTGCTTATGGTTCATTCAACTTAAGCAAAGAAGCATTAATGGATTTGGTTCGTCAAGACAATGCTTGGGTTACAACTCAAGATTTGCAGTCTAAAGGTATTTTAAACAATGGCGGTTCTTCTAATAATCCTAATTATGGAAAAGTTCAAGCCTTTAACAATCAATTTACTCAGTTTGCACAAGACCCTAAATTGATGAAATATATTTCTATTATTGGTGAAAACCCTAATAAAACAAAATTAGATAAAGAAGATGTAAAAGCTTTAAGCAAAGAAATTGGCAACTTAAGCGCAGAAGATAGACAGAAATTAGAACTTAAACGACAAACATTGTTGAAACTTGTCGGAGGGCAATAATGTCTGATGAATATGATGTTAATTCCCTATTACAAAATATTCCTTCAGGGCAAAATTATCTTGGCAGCTCTGAATACAATGTAAATGACATATTAGGAAATATTCAGCCTTATACAGCTCCTGCTGTAGTTTCTCCAAGTAGAGTAACTGGTAAAAATATTCTTAAAGGTGCTGAGTATTTTGCTACTGGTGGCCCATTTGGGGTCAAGAAGTTTAAAGAACCAGCCAAAGGGGTTGCATCTTTATTAGATACCACTATTGGTTCTGCTATTCCTTCTACTGCAAGTTATGTTACCCAAGCTGTTGTAAGGCCTTTTACAACCTCAGAAAGAGCTGCTGAAATTGCAAGCAATGTTGGAAGTGCTTTAGATAAACCTTTTGGCAAAGCCTTTGGTATTACTGAAGAACCTGCTTATAAACAAGAAGCTTCTAATCGCTTTATGCAGTTTGTTGGCGAAAACATGGGCAAAGGGGCTGATTGGATAGCTAAACAAACTGGTCTGCCAAAAGCTGATGTTGAGCATATGATGAACTCTTTGGCTATTGTTGGAACTCATCAAGCTGTTCAATATGGAAAACCAGTAGTAAAAGGGGTTGTTCAAAATATACAAAATAGATTTGAGCAAGCCAAGGCTGATTTAAGTGGTAGACCTGTAGAGCCTATAGTTGAAACCCCACAACAAGTTGTAACCCAACAACAAGCTGTAACTTCACAAGGCACAATGCCTGGAGCTATTGCCCCTGAAGGTGGCGCACCTGGAACTGCACCAATTCCTAAAGCAACTGTTGAAGTATCAGCCCCTACAGCTCCAGTTTTGGAAAGAAAGCTTGAAGTTCCATTAGAAATGCCTGAAAACAGGGCTGAAGTAAATCCATTTAAACCAGAAGATATATCTGCCAGAGAACAACTATTAAATAAAATTGGTCTAGAAGATATAAGACTTTCTGCTTTAGAAGGAAATCCTAAAGAAGCTGCCTCTCAGTTTATTACTGCTCAAGCGGATCAAGGCCCTTATGGTTCAGGAATGACCCATCAAATCAATGTTGAAAAACAGGCATTGGACAATCATTTTAATAAAATTCAAGAAGAAGCTGGTGGCACTACTATTCGTCATGGAACACCTTTCCAAGAAGGCGATAAGATTAAAGTTGGTAGAACCATTAAAGATGCCCTTCAAGAAGGTTATGACAACCATGCAACAGAAACCAAGGGTCTTTATAAAGAAGCTACCGATACTTTAGGCAAAACCCCTGTAGAACTAAAAGGATTTAATGAGTTCCTAAATGCTGATGAAAACTTTGCTTATCAAAATGAAAAAGGTTTGCAAACTGGCATTAAGCAATTTATGAATCGCAAAGGTTTTTTGGATGAAGGCGGTAATGTTAAACCTTTGACTGTTGCCCAGGCTGAAGAAGTTCGGCAATACATTAATAGCAAATACCATTATGAAACTAAGCAATTAGGCGGTCAGCTTAAAGGTTTGCTTGACAATGATGTATTTGAAACTGTCGGTGGTGAAACCTATCAAAAAGCTAGAAAGCACTATCAAAAAGGTATTGAGGTTTATGACAATCCTAAAGCTATGGGCAACTTGCTTGGTGATGAAGGTGTCAATCAAAAGATTCCTGATGAAAAAGTAGCTTCTACAGTAGTCAATCTGCCTCATAGTCAATTTGAGCATTTATTTAATACCCTTGAGGCTGATGGTCAAGCAACTGCTGTAAACCAATTAAAAACTTCTTTGGTAGAGCAAATTAAACAAGCTGGGCAAAGTGCTAAAGATCAGCCATTTAATTCTGTTGCTGCTGCTAAAGAAGCTTCTAAGTTAAGCGAAAAGCTTAAAGTTGCATTTAAGAATGATCCAGTAGCATTAGAAGCAATTTATGATGGCTTAGAAGCTGCAAATATTTTGCATATTCCTAATAAATACCCAGGTGCTGCAATTCAATCTAATTTGCTTAAAAATAAATTTAGTGAAATTGCTGTGCAAAGAGCTGGTGCTTTGGCTGGTGGTGCTGCTGGCAGTATCTTTGGCCCTCTTGGTGGTGGTCTTGGAGCTGCTGGTGGAGAATATTTAGGTGGAAAAGGTGCTGCACAATTAAAATCTGGCAGACAATTAGAGCAGTTGCAAAAAGAAATTAAGCGGTCAGGGACACCTTTAAGCGAACTAAATAAATTTGAAATCAAGGAATAACAATGGCAACAGTAAATTTATCACCTTTATTTAATGGTCAAACAATGTTTGGCCCTACTGCTTTGCCTTTAGCTGGCGGTCAAATATTTACCTATCAAGCCGGAAGTTCAACACCGCTTACTACTTACACAACTGTAAATGGAACTATTGCAAATCAAAATCCTGTTATTTTAGGAACTGATGGTAAGTTACCTAATGAATTATGGTTACAGTCAGGTTATTCTTATAAATTTGTTGTTCAAGATTCCACTAATAATCTTGTTGCTACTTATGACAATATTGCTGGAGTGTTAACACAAGTACCTCCAAATCCTACATCAATTCCTAGTGGATGCATTTTAATTTGGTCAGGTTCAATTGGTTCTGTTCCAAGTGGATTTTTATTATGCGATGGAACAAATGGAACTCCAGACCTTAGAAATTCTTTTGTTTTAGGAGCAGGAAATTCTTATGCAGTAGCACAAACTGGCGGTTCAACAGATGCAATTGTTGTAAGTCATACTCATACTGCAACTTCAACAGTTACTGATCCTGGTCATACACATACAGGTGTTGTAGTAGGACAGACAAGTGTTGGTGGCTCAGGAAATGGTAATCAATTAGCTGGTAATAATGTTGTTTCAATTCCTACTGCTACAACTGGTGTAACAGTAGCAACAGTAAATGCTACAGCAGGTACAAGCGGTACAAATGCTAATATGCCTCCTTACTATGCTCTTGCATACATTATGAAAACTTAATGGAATTAGTGATGGATAACATAGAAAATCAGGTGCATGACACCGAAAAAAGGTTGTCTGTGCATGAGGCTATATGTGCTGAACGATACGAAGGCATTCAAGATTCTTTTGCCAAAGGCATACAAAGAATGCAAAAAATTGAATATATGCTTTATATAATTATATTTTCAGTTTTATTTGGTAAAGAATTTGTAATTGACTTAATTAAACATTATTTAACTAAATAATTATGGAAAATAACAATTTTGATTCAGCAAAAGAAGTAGCTGGTAGGTCTATTGGCCAGCATGGATTGGCTTACATTACTGCAATTATTGTAATTTCTGTAGCAGCTAGTATTTTTCTAGATACGGCTAAAATTGCTGCGGTTATTGGTATGGCTGGCGGTGCAATTATGGCTATCATCAATATGATGAATGCAGTATCCGGAACAACTGAAAAAGAAGAAAAACCTGAATTTACTGTTATTCAGCAACTTATTGAGAGGCTTGACCATCTAGCCGATAAAGAACCTCCTATGTCTGTAACTGTAGATGGCGATAAAGTAACAGTTACCAAAGGCTCAGATATTATTACTACAAAAAAATGAAACTATTTAAAGACATTTTGACAGAGGACAATAATGAAACTTATTGTGCTGCTCGTGTTTGTGCTGTTGCTTCTCTTTTTGGTTTCTTGGGGATTGCTATCATTCATGTTTTACATGGT